TGTACGGGCCTGTTTGCAAAGGTCTGGATCTCCAGATCGATGCTCGTAGGCTGCGAGGGTTGAACTTCGTTGAGAACGAAGTTCTGGGAGGTGAAGTACACTTCCTTCAAGAGCCGGGTTTGAAACTGCGAGCAATCGCATCTCCTTACCTAGTCCACCAAGTGGCTTTAAAACCACTAGGTGATACCCTTTACTCTCACATGCGTACTCTCCCTTGGGATTGTACACATAACCAAGATAAACCTGTTAAAGCAATCCAATCTCACCTTTCCAACAAACGAATGATCCATTCTGTGGACCTTTCGAATGCGACTGATTATTTCCCATTGGAAATTCAGCTCATTGCTTTGCGAGCAATGATTGGAAATCATCCTTCCATCCGTCTCTTTCAAGAGATAAGTCGTGCTCAATGGAAATCAACCATAGGCACGATTCGATGGTCGCAAGGGCAACCCTTGGGTCTTTACCCAAGTTTTGCTAGCTTTGGCCTTACACATGGTCTCCTCCTGCTCTATCTGCTTGGAAACAGATATCAGGGTGAATTCTATGTAGTCGGCGATGACGTAGTTATCTTAGATACTTCTTTGTACCAAAAGTACATGGAAGCACTAGATTTCTTAGGGTGCCCGTATTCACCTGATAAATCTTTATCATCCCTAGAACTTTGTGAGTTCGCGGGAAAGGTAATCACAAGTTCGAAGGTTATACCTTCTTACAAGTGGAGGGAATTGTCAGATGACAATTTCCTCGATATTCTCAGGAATTACGGAAGAAGAGCTGAAAGTCTACTCACGCCTATCCAAAGGCAGATAGTTGACAAGGTTAAACACTGTGTTGAACCTTTCGGTCTGGGTTGGTCTTTCGAGGGATCTAATCTCGAGAAAATGACTCAACTGACGCGATCTATCTACAAGCAAGTGGATAGAGACCAACAGTCCCTAACCGGGCTACTGAAGATCGCTCAAAAGAACTGGTACTCCGTACCCCGTTCCCTGAGCCCTACCTTCTTGAACATGCTGAACCGGACTATTGATACGTCCTTCATTTCAGACACTGTTCAGAACTTCGACGAGAAGTTCGTAGCTGCACTCCAGCTCGTTTTCCCAAATGAATGGGTTAGCCAAATCGAAGATTCGCATCTTCGGGGCGGCTATAGTGGAGTACCCGCGGCCGTCAAAAAGTATTACGAGGATCAGGGTTTCCCTGCTTCCTCACTCTTTGATTTACCGCTGGAACAAGCTTCACCGTCTAGAGTTACTACCCTAGACAGGTACAGGAATCTCCTACACCTGAGGTGACAACAACGTTCCCG